ACTATCATGCCTTGGAGTGGGGATGGAAATCAGGGTTTTGCTCTGTCTAACATCCCCCAAGGATGGATTGTTTGTGGTGGACAATTAGAGGAAGCTTCTAGGTATCCTTTACTTGCTTCGCATTTAGGTGACACATATGGTGCTGATTCGGCATTTGGTGGAGATTTTCCTAATTTTACTGGAAAATTTCGCCTACCAAATATGTCATTAAAAATGCCGATTGATTTGGAACCAGAATATCTAGCACAGACAGCATATCAATATGGTCAAACCGACGCATACGATGTGTTGGTAACTAATTCATATACTGGTGATGCACTAGTTGGTGGATTTGGTAGCATCAGTTTGACTTCACCAATTCCTATTACTATTTCTGCTAATACTGATATTGACTTTAGTGTCGATTCTAGTATCATTATGAGTGGAAAAATGACGAATATTTCTATTGCACCACCTGACTTCTCAACTACAGTTTATACAATTAATAGAAAACTAGGTATTAATCATACTCCTGGTCACTCACACTCAGGAACTTACAGCAGAGCAAACGCACAGTTTTCTGGTCCTATGCCATTTGAACCTGCTCAAATTACTGCGAAAGGTGGCGTTACTGGCAACTGTGTTAATGATTTTGGTTATTCTGAATGTGCTTTGACAAATGCTGATACTGCACCATCTTGGCAGCAAGGTAGAGCACTAATGACATATTATGGTGATGAACAGCATGAATACACACTTCCTATTTGTGATAGATTTTATAATTTTGAAGGATCTGAATACTGGACGCAAGTTCCTGCTGCATCTTGGCCACCTAACGGTGTTCACCCATCTGGACTTCAAAAAGCAGATAATTTAGATTATTTGTTCAATGGTAGTGGATATACAGATACATTTACTGTAAGTCCAAATAAAGCACACCAACAACCAGCATGGTCTGGTGTTTTTCCAAAACCAATTGAAGTTGGTAATAGAAGAAACTATTTTGGTCCTGTAACTAACTATAATCCAGATACTTCTACTGCATATACAGTATCGGGAGTTACTGTTCCTGCTCTCGCTCAAAGTATTTCTCTTCCTGCAGGCGCTGATATTGGAGATGAGTATGCTTTGACAGAAGTTACACCTTTCATGTGGGTTTATCTTGATGGTGTCATTGCTCCTGGTACACAAATTGTTTCTATTTCTAGAACAGGCACATCATCTTCAAACTATGTTTATGAACTCTCTTTATCGCAAAACACAATCAACACGACTAACCTGACAAACCAAACTCTTAGCTTTAAGCACGGAACATATCCAACAACTACAAACAATATTACCTCTCAGTTAGATCCAAATAGTTCTTCTTTCTTAGGTCATAACCATGGTAGTTTTGAATTAGTGCAGGGTCAGGGATCTCTTGCTGCCCCAACTGTACACGCAGTAAATGACATTGAATTGGGTTCTGTATCCCCCGAAAATATTAATGATGCCCTAAATATTATTGCGGAGGTTTCAATGCCTGCGTTAGTTGTTACGTTCCTTATCAAAGCGTTTTGAGAGATGCCAGCATTTTTCGGTAAAGAAAGATCAAAGTATGGATCTGGAACAGGCAGTATTATTTTGTGGCCAATGGAGATCAATAATCTTGATCCTAATAACGAACAAAATATTGCGGTTTTGCCTGCAGGATATTTGAAATGTGATGGGACGGTCTACAAAGCAGAAGACTATCCCCAACTCGCAGAAATTTTAGGTGTTGGTTCCGCATCTAAATTTATCCGTCGTGATATTAATAATGATCCTATTGATGATGTAGATGATGATGAGTTTATTGTGCCAGATTTGGGGTCAAAATATCCTAAACCAACTACAGGTGGTGGTGCTGGTACATACATCAACATTGTTACTGAAGACCAGAATGAGAATGAAAAAAGAAGATCTGGCATGGGTATTGTTGCTACCCCAACAGCAGGATCTACTACTGGAAACACGACAGTAATTCCTGTTAGTTACACTGGTAATTTTACTGTACCATCTCAAGAGATTGCACTTAAAGGTAAACCTGCATGGTCTAAAGGAACAAATAACAGTGGATTTACGGATCCTGAGGCAGTTGATAGTTTAGCATTGCATTCCCATATGCACTTTGCTACTACTAACAGACTAAGGATTAAAACAACTAATGAAGGTACTGAGCAGAAAGCTAATGGTGTAGGATCTAGATTTGGTGCTACCACTATTCCAATTGGCGACTGGATGGATAAGACACAATATCCAGATGGTGATGGTAGTGAAGGAGCAGGAACAAACCAACCAGCTTGTTGGGCTATTGCTTCTGGTGTTGCTAGTGGAAGTTACTCTCCTGCAGTTCAACAAACTGCTGGTGGTACTGAAGTTGTATACTCTAACTTTTGTTATGACGCTGCTGGTAATGCAGGTTTATCTTCGTTTAGGTATTATTGTCTACTAACTTCTAGCACTAGTTTTGATTTGGGTGACGTTACTTTCCATCCACAACCAAAATTTGTTAGTTTTGGTCTTGGACTTGGAACTTGTAATCAATTAAATGCTGGAGAATTCAGTTCTAGTGGTAGTGTTCCTGCTACTTATCAGACTGGTGCTACTGGTGTTCCTACAGATTATAATGGAACTAGTTTAGCAGACGTTGTACCTTTAAATAGTAATACAGGATCAAAAACTCAGCAAGCATATCCTCAGGTTAATAATGTTTTCACTGAGATTAATGAAAATGCTCAGAATGATGGTGATCCTACCATTCACACTCATAAAATTCTATTAACTCAAAACACACATACATATAAAATTAAGACAGATGGTTTTCTATTGTCGCCAGATAACTTAAAGACTTCTCTGACATTACAGACAGATCAAGTTGCATCTCTGGATCAAGTGACTAGTCCTTATATCATTATGGAATATCTCATTAAGTATTAACGACAATGGCAGTATCACTAAATCCTACGTATAGAAATACTAGAGAACTATACTACACCGACAAGTTTCCTGATAGTCAAGGTCTTGGTACAATTATTCAGGTCTTAAAATCTACACAGAATTCATTTGACCATTCAAACGTACCAGCAATTGTTCCTGGTGCTGGTGGAACCACAGCATATACTGAAATCTCTGGAGACGCAGAACCAGAAGATAATCCAGAATATCAATATCCTGGATTTTTATACTGTGATGGATCTGAGTATTATATTCATGATTACCCAGGATTATTTGAAGCTATTGGCAACGCATATGGTGGAACTGCTAGTGATGGTATCGATGTTCTCTCTAGCAATACTGGATGGGGTTCTACTGTAACAGCAACGATTGATGCTCCACCAAGTGGTGCTAATCAAGTATTTGCTGGTATTACTCCTGTTCAAGCAACATGCAGTGTTATTGTAGATAATGGTGAAATTACTGGCATTGAAGTTCTAAATCCAGGAAAAGGTTACGATCCAGAGGATATTCCAGATATTACATTTTCATCATCTAGCACTGGAACTGTCACATATAATATCAGAATTAATTCTGAAAACGGTCAAATTCAATCAATCAATAATACCAACGTTTGGCAGTATTGGCCAGAAACTAGCATGGGAACTTTTAAAGTTCCTGATCTAAAAGCAAAGAGAGTTGTAGGTAATGGTCCTGTTTATGGTACTAATACACCTAACGTTGGTAACTCTGAACTGGGTGTAGGTATTAATACCATTGATGGTAATTGGTACATGGACAAGAATACTCAGAAAAATCAATTTGCTCTGGGTAATATTACGACAACAAATTATAGTGATGTTGTTGAAACTGTTGGTGCTAGCATTATTGGTTCTCAGGTTATTAGTGTAACTTTACAAGAAAAGAAGTTATCTGGTGCTCCACAGCACTCGCACTTCTTGTTGCACTCAGAAGCACCACAGGATACTCCATCTCCTAATGCTGTATCTGGTGACAGATATGTTGTTTCTTATAAACCATCTACTGGTAAAGTCAATAACTTCTTACCACCTGGAGGTATTGCATATAACCACACTCATGTTCTGTCTAAAAAACCTATTTTAGATGGCAGTGTTGGTACATATGATATCTTTAACTGGAGTGGCGGTGACCAAAACTCTGGTTCTATCAAAGAAGCTGGATATTATTATGCATCTGGTGGTGCTGGTGCAGGTAGTTTTGTTGAAATTACTGATTATGGTACACCAACAAATAAAAAATTTAACTCTCAAAGTTTAATCGGTGGTAGAAATATTACAACTGATGGTGTTCCAATTTTTGATAGTACCACCATCAATTATGCTAATCCTGGATCGTATAATCCATCTGTTCCTGCTGATGTAGATCAACTAACAGTTACTCTAATTGGTGGTGGTGGATCTGGTGCTGTTTATAGTCAATCAGGAAATGATGGGGGAATTTCTAGAGTTGATATTGGAAGTTCTGGTTCTAGACTGAGATTAACTTGTGGTGGTGGTGAAGCAGGTGGTGCTGCCTCAGTTAATGAGGGTGGTGCAGGAGGTTCTGTAGGAAGTAATACAAAAACTGGAACATATGCAAGTGATACCGACAATGTTATTGTTATTCAAGATGGTACAACTGCAGGTAGTGGTGGTGATGGCGGCGACGGACAATACTGGAATGCAAATCTAATTGCAACAGGAGCAAATCCTAGCAATGTGCCATCAGGAGCAGAAGGAACTGCTGGAACCGCTGGTACTGGTGGTGATGGTACAAAAGGAAGAACTAGAAATATTACTAACAAAGTTGATGTAACTACAAATTTTACTTATGGTGGTGGAAATAATCAACTATGGGAACTTCAACCAACTAATGCAAATTACTACATTGAATCTCTTACTTTTGAGTTAGCAGGTGGTGGTGGTAGAGATTGCGGTAACTTTGGTGGTAATGGTTGTGGTGCTGCTGGCGAAGGTGGTGCTGGAAAATATATGAAGATTGCCATTGGTAATCCATCACCAGGAACTAATTATAGAGTTCAACCAGGGCAATCTGGTAGAGCTTGGAATGGTCAAGCAGCTGCTTATCACTCTGGTAAAGGTGGTATCGCGGGTGAGGGATATGGTGGTAATAATGGTGGTGGCGGTGGTGCTGCTACTCTTTTAAGATTGCAAACTGGTAATGTAATTATCGCTGGCGCTGGTGGCGGCGGCGGTGGTGGAGCATATGGAGAAGGTGTTTGTGGTCAAAATGGAACAAACGCAGGTCAACCAGGCGATAGTGTAATCGAAACATCTCAAGATTTAGAAAGTGGCACTGGCGCAACTGGCGGTCGTTATGGTTGTACTGGTGGCGGAGGCGGCGGCGGTGGCGGCGGTTGCGCTCGTGCTACTGACACTGCTGGTGGTAACCCAGGTGCTGGTGGCGGTGGATCAGGTGGTCACGAACAAGGATATGGTGGTAAGCGTGGTCTTTCCGCTGTCAATACAAATTATATTTCTGATGTTATTTCTCAAACAAATAACAATACTGGCAATGGATATGCAAGAGCAACTGTTAGAGAAGACAGAGGATATTGGACTTCTGGTGGCGGCGGAGGTGGAGCAGGTGGATTATATAACGTTGTTGTAAAATCTCCAGTTCTTTCTGGTCTTTCTAACATTAGTGTTACTGTTGGTGAGGGTGGTTCTGGTGTATCTCAAGGTGGAGTATCTTCTGCTACAGCAAGTGATGGATATGCACAGATTAAGTGGCAAGTTATTACTGGATATGAGGGAGGAACTGAATCTATTTCTGTTGGTGATGTGTTCATCGATGGATCTGGTTCGCAAGATAATGGAGTAAACTTCTACGCATCTGGAACAGGATCTACATCTAGTGATGGTTTTAAACTCCCAACAACACAGGTTCCAACAGTAGTCTTTGAAGGCGGCGGTGGCGGATCTGGAGCAACTGCAACTGCAACCGTTTCTGGAAATAAAGTTTCTGCTTTAACTCTAACAAATCCTGGTAGTGGATATACACAAGCACCAAGAGTTCGTATTCTTGGTGGTGCTGGTGTTAACAATTACGCTACTGTCTCTTTTGATCCAGATACTGGACAGTTAGAAAATCTACAACTATCTACTTCTGAAGTTCCATCAACATATTTGAAATTTGGTGGTACGCAACAAAATAGATATGTCACAACAGATAGTATTGATGCTGAAGACTTCTATCGCCTGAGTGTAAAAGTTGCTAGAGGAAATGGAAATAATGGTGGTGATACACCAGAAGAATCACTTTCTCTTTATTATAATACTGATGAAAGTCTTAATTTCCCATCATCTCAGTTTATTGGTACACTTGTTCCTGTACCAACTACAACTCAACTTAATAATAATTACGATGGTGATGGTAGTGGTGGCAATGCAACTAATTGGTATACTTATGATATAGTAATACCAGAAGCAGCAAAAACTGATGCTACTAGGTTCCAAATCAGACAGAGTAGAGGTGCTCCAAGTGGTGCAAACGACAATGCTGGAAACACTGATAACTACGGACTGTTAGAACTTACTTTTGAAAACAAACTGTCAACTAATTTGACGTTTGTTGCATCTGATGGTAAAATGGCAGTTACCAATGACACACAACAGTATAGTGTCGATGGTGACAACACAGCAACTTATGTTTCTGGTATTTTTGCAAATGATTTGACTATTACATTATCATCTGCAACACCAATTGTACCTACTGCTGTACTTGATCCAGATCAGGTTGTGCCACTAATTGAACCATATATGCTTGTCAAGTATCTAATTAAAGCGTTCTAAATACAT